ACAACTTTATCAGGTGCAACATCTACTTTTGCTGCTTCAGCACTTGACTTTGATGCACAGGCAAGTATAACTACTTCTAATGTAGTATCTTCTTTTAGCATTAGTGACTTTACTTCTGTAACAGGTAAAGCTAATATTACACCAAGCGGTGCTATAGCTACCTTTGCATTAGACATAGACTTCGACGCTAAAGCAAACACAAGCATAGGTGGCTCTGTTACAGCTACACTGACTGCTACAGATGTTGAGGGTGACGGTCAAGCAAGTGGGTTCTTAACTAGTACTGCAGCATTCCTCTCTATTTACATCACAGACTTTGCAGATGAGGATGCACAAGCTAGAGCATTCATGCCAGTTGCAGCGTCTAGCATTACAGCAAGTGCATTTGGTGACGTAGATGCTAAAGCTAACACAACAAGTGAATCTGTATCAGCAGCACTAGCAGTATCAGCATTTGATGATGTAGATGCTAAAGCTAACACAACAACCAGCGCAGTAACAGCTACGATAGCTAACTCAGCGTTTGACGATGTGGACGCACAGGCAACAGTAGTACCTTCATCATTATTACTAACACAAGCTATTGATCTAGATGACCCTATTGCTGTAAGATTTGACTATGGGCAGTTTGCAGATGACTATGATAGATCAAGAGTGCTTTATATAGTTTCTTATGGTGGTAGTGATACCATACATATTACAGAAGAAAATAGAACAGTTTATATAGATAAAGATATGCAGAATTATACTGTGTATATTACAGCGTAAGGACAAAATATGTCTTATAAGTGGCCCAACAAAGACCCAGATGAAATGCTAGACTACAGCGTAGACTGGTCACGCTTTTTAGGCAGTGACACTATTTCTGCTGTTACATGGTATATTTATGATGAAAATGATGTCAAGGAACAGGTGTCTGATTCAGAAGTAGTAAATGGACTACAGTTTGTTACAGGTACGTTGTCAGGGCAAGTAGCAACAGCACGTTTTAGTTTAGGTACTAATAATGTACGATATACAGTTGTGTGCCGTATAAACACAGGTCAAAACCTGCAGTACGAACGTTCTATCTTCCTACGTGTTAAGGAGAAGTAACATATGGCATACGATTACATTTCATTAGTTAATGATATTAACCGTAGACTTAATGAAGTAGAACTTACTACGTCTAACTTTTCTACAGCCACAGGCTATTATAGCTTTGCCAAAGATGCAGTCAATAGCTCTATTCGCCACATTAACCAAGAAGAATTTGAGTGGCCTTGGAATCATGTAGAGGAAGAAGAAGTACTTGTACCGGGCGTGTCTCGTTATGGGTTTCCTTACGATGCTAAAACAATTAATATGAATACTTTTCGTATTAAACGTGATGATGCGTTAAATGTAAGCACATACAAACTAAAGATTATGTCTTATGAAGAGTATTTAGAAAAACATGCTGACTCTGAATACAACACAGGTACAGATAATCGCTCTACACCTACGCATGTAGCACGTACACCAAGCCGTGAGCTTATCCTTTACCCTAACCCTGATAAAGCATACGAGCTTGTGTATGAGTATTTCCGTACAGGTTATGACCTAGAGATCTACGATGATGTACCTGCCTTACCAGAGCAGTATCGTTATGTGATTGTAGATGGTGCAATGTATTATGTTTATCAATTCCGTGGTGATACACAGGCAGCACAGTTATCCCTAAATAAATTTGAACAAGGTATTAAACAACTTCGTAGCATTCATATTAACCGCACAGATTATCTGCGTGATACAAGAGTACACTACTAATGGCTACACAGTGGCAGACATTTCCTATTGAGTTTCGTGGCGGGTTGATCTCTAACTTGTCATCGCTACAGCATGGTACTAATGCTGTCGGCTCTGCTACAATATTACAGAACTTTGAACCAAACAAAGAAGGTGGCTACTCTAAACTAAAAGGTTATGAAAAGTTTAGTGATACAGAAGTAACAGGCTCTGGTCCTATTCTAGCATTAAAAGTTATCTCTTCTGGTCGTATGATAGTAGCACGTAAGAATGCTACAAATTATACAGAGTATTACTATGGTACAGGTACAACATGGACTAGTATGGCTACTAGTGCCAGCACCAATGGCGGTAAAGCGCGTCATGCAGAGTATAACCTAGATGGTGACGATAAAGTAGTATTTGTAGACGGTACTAATTACCCTGCTATTTATAATACTTCTGGTAATACTATGACATTCATGACATCTGCTGATAGTACAGATGTTAGTGGTGCAGAGAATGTAGCTATATTTAAGAACACAGCCTTTTATGCTAAAGGCAATAACATATTCTTTACTGCACCTTTTAGTGTAGATGATTTTAGTGTAGCTAATGGTGCAGGTAGCATCAATGTAGGTCAAGATATAACAGGTTTAGTAGTTTTTCGTGATCAACTAATTATTTTTACTACTAGTAGCATTAAAAAACTTACTGGCAATACCACGTCAGACTTTCAAGTCTCACCTATTACAGATCGTATTGGTTGTATCAATGGTGATACTATTCAAGAAGTCGGCGGTGATATTATGTATCTCGCACCAGATGGTATTCGCTTGTTGAGTGCTACTGATCGTATTGGTGACTTTGGTTTGGACATCGCATCAGATTCTATTTCTAAAGATGCTAATACATTTTTAAATTCAGCATCTAACTTTAGCTCTGTATTGCTACGTGAAAAAGCACAGTATCGTATCTTTGCTTATGTAGAGTCAGAGCAGCAAGGTGTTGCTAAAGGTTTGATTGCTACCAAGTTTATCTCTCAAGGTGCTTCTGGTATCTCATGGGCTACAACAAAAGGTATCAAAGCGTATGTAGCAGATAGCCGTTATTCAGGTGATCAAGAGACTATAGCGTTTGCTAATGAAGATGGTTACATCTATGAAATGAATACAGGTAGTGATTTTAGTGGATCAATTATTGAAGCTATCTATGAATCACCCTTCATGCCTATTTCGGACCCGCAAGTACGTAAGACATTCTACAAAATGACTTTGTATGCTGAACCTACAGGTAGCATGGAACTAGATATTAACCTTAAATACGACTTTGCGTCAGGTACTAATACTGGCGTTATTCAACCAAAGACGTTTAACATAAGTAGTACAGGTAGTTCTGTATTCTTGTTTGGTGCATCTAGTTCTGTATTTGGTACGTCTACCTTTGGTGGTGAACTAGACAATGTGTATAATGAGAACATCATTGGTTCAGGTAAGACAGTAGCAATTCGTATTGAAGACAATTCAACTAACCCAACATTCACACTCGACACAGCATTGTTAGAGTATAGACAAAACGATAGGCAGTAATATGGCAGGATACACACGTCAGGATACAGCAAACAATATTGCTAACGGTAACGTTATTGATGCAGATGACTTCGATGCAGAGTACAACGCTGTCGAATCTGCCTTTAACGCATCATCAGGACACAAACACGATGGTACAGCAGGTGAAGGCGCACCTATCGAAAAAGTAGGCCCAAGCCAAGACCTTGTTGTATCAGCTACTAGCGTACTACCAAAAACTACAAACACCCTAGATTTAGGATCAAGCTCTGTACAATTTAAAGACGCTTTCTTTGATGGTACAGTAGATTCTGATGCATTTATTGGGCCTCTTACTGGTGATGTCACAGGCAATGTAACTGGTAATGTTACAGGTAATGTAACAGGCGATCTAACAGGTGACGTAACAGGTAATGTTACAGGTAACCTTACTGGTGATGTAACTGGTGATGTAACTGGTGATGTGACTGGGAATGTAACTGGGAATGTAACTGGCAACGTTACAGGTAACCTTACTGGTGATGTAACTGGTAACGTCACTGGAGATGTAACTGGTGATGTTACTGGTAACTTAACAGGCAACGTAACTGGAGATGTGACAGGTAACGTCACAGGTGATCTTACTGGAGATGTAACTGGTGATGTGACTGGTAATTTAACAGGAAACGTAACAGGAAACGTAACTGGTGATGTGACTGGTAACTTAACAGGCAACGTAACTGGTGATATAACTGGAGATATTACAGGTGACGTAACAGGAAACGTAACTGGTAACCTAACAGGTAATGTAACATCTACAGGTGCCAATACTATGGCAAGCCTTACCACAACAGGTAATGTTGTCGTAGGTGGTGATCTTACTGTATCAGGTACAACTACTACAGTTAACACAGAAACAATTAACCTAGCAGATAACCAGATAGTTCTTAACAGTAACGAAGCAGGCACACCTACGCAAAATGGTGGTATTGAGATTGAGCGTGGTACTGCTGCTAATAAAACACTTGTATGGAATGAAACTACTGACAAGTGGACAGTAGGCAGTGAGACATTTGTAGCAGGTACTTTTGAAGGTGCGCTTACAGGCAACGTAACTGGAGATGTTACAGGTAATTTGACAGGTGATGTTACTGGTGATGTCACTGGTAATGTTACAGGAAACCTGACAGGTAACGTCACAGGCAATCTAACAGGCGATACTATAGGTACACACACAGGTGCAGTTAACGCTACCAGCGTAACAGTGACAGGTGTTGTTACAGGTAATGTCACAGGTGACGTGCTTGGTGATGTAAAAGCTGACAATGGTACAGTTATTCTTGATAGTGGGACTAACGGGACAAACGCAGCCTACACAGGTAATGTTTCTGTACCCGACAATATTACATTTACTGAAGGTGCGTCTGACTGGAAAGTAGAAGTTAACGCATCTAATGAACTTGTTATATCATACGGTGGTGTTAACAAGATGAAATTAGACTCTTCAGGTAACCTAACAGTAACAGGTAACGTCACAGCTTACGGAACAGTATAATGGCTTTACAGTCTTCAGGTGCTATATCTCTAAATGACATCCAGACAGAGTTTGGTGGGAGTAATCCCATCAGCTTATCTGAGTATTACCAGAATGCAAGTCCTGACCTTATAACACCCAACAATACTAATGTGCCTAATACAGGTAACCCTATTTCTTTAGACGATTTCTATGCCGCAGCTCTTGCGAATAGTGTTACCTATGAAATAATCGGTGGTGGTGGTGAAGGTGGCGGCGGCAGCTACGGGGGCAGTGGTGCATCAGGTACAGATAGCTCTTTAGCCTCATCTAGTGGTACGTCTTTTACAACTGTTACAGTTACAGGTGGTGCTGGCGGTGCTTCAACTGGCTTCTACACAGGGCAAGCTGGCGAAGCAAGCTACTATGGTTCTGGTGGTTCTGGTGGTCTAAACTCTGACAGTGGCAATCAAAGTCCAGGGTATAGTGCTCCTGCTACATCCTATGGCGCAGGTGGCGGGGGCGGTGGTTCTGCACCCTTTTCTGCCTACAACGGTGGTGGTGGTGGTGGTGCATCTACACGCCAAACTGGTACACTTTTACTAGCTCCAGGATCAGTAATAACTGTAACTATTGGCACAGGTGGTAATGCTATTTCTGGTGGTGGTAACGGTGCAGGGGGTTATGCTAAACTTACTGTAAATGGAACGGATACAGAGTTTACTTCTTCTGGGACATATACGGTGCCATCATGAGTATAAACTTGACACCAGAAGAGCTAGAGGATATGCTTGATCGTGCAGCAAGACGTGGTGCTAAAGAAGCACTAAAGTCACTAGGCTTGCAAGATGATGACGCACATAAAGACTTACTTGAGATGCGTACTCTACTCGAAGCTTATCGTGATACAAAGAAAAGCATTTGGCAAACAGTAGTAAGAATATCAACAGTAGCATTGCTATCATTTATAGCAGCATCTGTGTGGATGCAAATAGGGAATAAATAATTATGGCTAAAAGATTTGCAGG